GTGACGGTCATTGGTGCCTAGCAGCTTGTCACGCAGCTCGGCCACCGCCTCAACCAGTGTTTGACCGCCAAGCATGCCCCACCTACCGCGCACCTGTTCCAGCGTCTCCAGCTCGGCGTTCTGCGTCGGGTCATCAGGCGGTGGCGGTGCTGGTGATTCTGGTGCTGGCACAGGCGGTGGCGTAGGGGTGGGGCCTGGCGCTGCTGTCAACGTGGTGACCCATTTAGACACGCTTAAACCCCAGCTGTCCCAAGGGAAGTTAGGCCCAACGTCGCTGTGCGTGCCCCAGCCCAGATGCTCGGTAACATATTTGTGGTCACTGATGCCAGGTGGGTCACTGGGGTATGGCGGTTTGATCACTATGGGCTTGATGTTGTATTTGAGGCAATCCTGGACGCAGAGGTAGGCTGCCACGTCAAGAGCTTTGCCCTGCTGCATCCACTGCTGGCGTGACCAATTGACTGATGAGCCGGCGAAACACAGGTTCACGCTGCGGTTGTTTGCGTCGCCCACGGCCCAGCAGGCCTGGTCCGTGTCAACCACATCGTAGGCGGTGACACCACCGTCAGACGCCTGACTGATGGTGTAGTGGTAGCTGACGGGGTTGGGGCCTCCGGTCGAGTCGATGAGGAACTGGGCCAGGTCACGCGCAGCGTTATCACCGCCCCCGCCCTCCTGGGTGTGTATCAGCCAGAGGTCGATAGTTGCGCCGCCGCGGTCCTGGCAGTTGTCGCACCACATTTCAAGCTCGTTGAAGTCTGGGCGCACGTCAACCGCCCCGGTGCTGCTGACAAGCCGGTTATACAGTCCCACAGCATCATTGAATCGTTGATCGTACCTATCGGGAAACGCTGACTGCTGCACAGCCTGAGCGTAGGACCCGGGGCTGTTAGCGGGGTTGTTGTAATCGAGCTTGGCGAGATGGTCATAAAACAGGCCTGCGCTGCAGCCTGCGTTCATGCGACACATGGCGCTGCCCCACCAGGGGTCCCGCTGCTGGAACAGGCCGTCGCTGTTGGCGTCGGTGCTTAGCGCCTCGTGCGGAAAGTTAAGGCTGGCGGGGTCTGCCTCGTTGGCGTACATGACAAAGTTCGATTCGACGTACACTGTCGCGAGGGCGATTTGGATGCCGCGTGGTGTGATGCCCCGCTTCTGCCCCTCGAGTATGACTGCGCGTGCGTAATCGTCCTTACTCATTGATGACCACCTTCTCACCAAACAGCAGATACACCGCCGCCAGCGCATCCTCCTGGTTGGTGTACGCCTCACCGCTGTCAGCCAGTATGTTGCCGTTGGCTGCGGTGGCGCGCCACCGCCAGGCTTGACGTAACCGCTTGCGCCCCTTATAGATTTCAACCGTGAATGGTGGTGTGGTCATCTCACTACCCTCTCTGCTGCGGTCAGTGGTGCTTGGCTGGCCCGTATCCGCGCTATCCGCATGGCGCGTGACCGCAAGGCTGCTGCGCGCGAGGGGTCTGCGGTGGCGCCCATCAGCTGGTTTAGTAGCTGTGACAGTTCATGCACCAGGCCTGCGTGTAGCCACGCTAGGACTTTGACTTGGTACTCTAGCGCAGCGATCTTGGTTTCGGCCTCGTCTGGTGTCATCCTGCGGTCCCAACTATGTCTAGCGCCGTGACCTGGAATTGGCCTGCCGCGTTAAACGCGGTGTCCCCGGTCAACACGTACTCGCCCAGGAAGGTGCCGCCTGTCAGGCTGTCCCACAGGGTCACCGAATACACTGTCCCGTTAGCTGGCCCGCCGGTGAACAGCATCATTGCCACCAGGCTGAAGTTGCCTGACCCCGTAGGGGTGCCCCACGGTACGCGTTGCCGCGCAACACCTGTGATGATGTTGGCGGTGCCTGCGGTGCCAGCCGCGCTGCTGTGCAGCTGCGCCCATGCCAGCGCGTTAATCAGCTGGTTGGCAGCCTGGGTCATGGCTGCGTTGTTGAGACCTGGACTGGTCACGGTGTCTCTGGCAGGCCATGCGGGACAAGGGTGCTGTACCCGGTGCCAGGTGACGCTAGTAGCGCCTGCTCGATCATCGCGGTGATTGCGCCCTGGCGGTAGGTGGTGACACCTCCTACCCCGTTGCTGTTTGGTTCATCTGGTGGTGTTGTCACGTCTGCCACGCCTGGCGCGGTTGACACCCAGGCCCCGTCTGCGTTGCGGTTGCAGTCAACCACCACGGTGCCCGCGTCGTTGTCAAACAGCATCATACGGTCAGCACCGAATGACACGATCTGGTGTTGTGTCTGTACGTCCACGGCCGGCCGCCTTTTACGCGGTGTTGCTTGGTGTGACAACGATGCTGGCGCCGCTGCCGCTTACTGTGACGTTGCCGCCGCTAAAGGCGTTGCTGCCCACAAAGGTGCCTGTCGAGGAGGCTGAAAATATACCGCCTTCGGTGTAGGTAGCTGCTGCGCAGGGGATGGTTACTGCGCTGCCCGTGTTGGTTCCGGTGCTGCCCGCGGACCAGACGGTTTGTACGCGTCCATAACCGCCGCCTGTGGCTTCGTTGGCTCCGGTGGTGCCTGCGCCAGCGCCGGTGTGCAGGCTGATCCAAGACCCAAGGCCTGCAATGGCGTTTGACGCCGCTTGGTGTGTTGCGTTGGGAATGCCCATGTTTCACTTTCCTATCTCTATGTGATTTAAACCCATTCGACCAGTGTGTATCCGGCGCCGCCAGCTGCAAACAGGCCACCATTGGCGCCCCCACCGCCTCCACCGCCGCCGTAGTCAGCGCCCTTGCCTCCGGGGTTGGTGCCGCTGCCACCAAAGCCGCCGCCACCACCAGCACCGCCGTTGGTTGATCCGGCCGCCGCCGGTGCGGCGCCGCCATGTGTCGATGATGTGCCGCCAGCACCGCCGGTTGTTGTCTTGGAATCACCGCCTTTACCGCCGGTGCCGCCCCCGTTACCAGACCCGCCGCCCCCTCCACAGCCCTGGTTATTAGCGGTGTCGCTAGTACCGGGGCTGCCTACCGCGCCGTTGTTGCCGCCGTTACCGCCTGCGGTCCCGTTGTTGGTGGTAGCGGTGGCACCTGACACGCTGCACGTGCCACCAGCCCCGCCAGCGCCACCGTTGTTACTGACCCCAGCAGCGCCACGCGTACCGCCTCCTGCTGACAGCGAGCAGGAGCCTGAGGTAAAGGTTGACGCGGTGCCGTCTGATGAGGCGGTGGCCCCGCCAGCGCCACGAACCACCGTGTAGGTGCTGCCAAGGGACGCAACGGGAATAAAGCTGGTTTGGCGGTTGACCCGGCCTCCGCCGCCGCCACCACCGCCGCCGCCGTTGCTTGACGCTGTACCCCCTGCCCCTCCACCGCCGATCAGGGTCACAAAGCAGCCACTAGCGCCTGCTGGAATGGCTTGACTTGTGCGCGGGGTGTTTTCTTCGCTGGTTGGGGTAAAGGTTGTCAGGGTGCCAGTCATGCTGATAGCTGGGGTGACCGCCAGCGTGAAGGACGCGGGGTATAGGCCTGCGCCTGTCACCGCAATGCTTGGGGTGACGCCAACGTTAAACGCTGCGGTGCTAACGCCAGCACCAGCCATACCAATAGTTGGGGTAGCAGCAAGGTTGACCGCTGCCTGTGACGTGCCTGCCCCTGCCATGCTTAGCGCGGTGGGGATCGTCAAACCTAGTGCAGCGGTATAGCGTTCGACGCCAGCCACGGCCAATGCTGGGGTAAACGGCAGGCCTAGGCTGGCAAAGTAGCGTTCGACCCCGGTCATGGCAATAGCGGGGTTAAAGACCCATGTGACTGCAGTGGCGTATGGCGGTGCTGTGACACCAATAGTAGGGGTAACTGCAAGGTTGACCGCTGCTTGCGAGATGCCTGCGCCTGTCATGCCTATAGCTGGCGTGGTTGGTAGGTTGAACGCTGCTGCCATACGGCCGGCCCCAACCATGCCGATGCTTGGTGTTACTGGCAGGTTTAGTGTGGCTACGTAGCGCAACAGCCCCGTCATGGCTACCGCAGGTGTGACTGCTACAGGCAGTGCAGCGGTGTACCGTGCCACGCCTGCTAAGGCCAGTGCTGGTGTGACAGCAAGGTCAAACAGGGCTTGCACCACAGGCGTGTGCCCGGTAGCAGTGCCTGTAAAGCTGTAGTTGCCAACAGCCGTGCCGATCCGGTCCGTGCGTACCCACCAGCCTGGGCGGGGCGGCAGGATCGAACCAGGCTCAGTCATCTGGTTTGGCTTCTAGTTTGTCTATGCGGTCATGCAGCGCCTCGACGTGCTGGTCTATGTAGGCGCGTAGGTGCGCGGTGTCCACGTGCCCGGTAGGTTGCGCGGTGGCTGCTTGTCGGGCTTCGCGGCGTGCCTTGATGCGTTCACCTAGTGTGTCACCCATGTCACTGATCCATCCCTAGCCATTGGTGTATAGAGGCTGGTGCGCCTTGCGCGCTGCCAACAGATGACGCGTATCCGCCCCAGCCCCAGCCCCTTTGGGCTACGCCAGTTGGAGACGCAAAGCTGCTGTCGTTAAAGTCAGCGATGACCAGGGTGCCGACCTCTAGGCGGAAGTGGTAGATGTTGCTGGTTGCCTTGTCTCCGCAGGTGAAGGTCAGCGTTGATCCGGTGCCTGGGATTGCGCAAGTGCCAGATGTGAGAACGTGTTTGGTGCCTGCAGACACGTAGCCAACCTCGTAGGTTCCGGTGGTTGAGCCTCTGGCTGTGTTGCTGCCAAACTGGGCATAGCAGTAGGTATTGCCTGTCGAGTTCATGCGCCCGAACAGCTGTATGTACCCAGGTTCTTCATGGTATATCCACACAAATATGTTGAGGGTCCTATACTCGCCGCTGACCGGGGCTGATTGCAGCACCACCTGGACGGTTTGGTAGTCGGTAGTCGAAACGTTATCTGTCCCAACCCATTGAAACCGCGAGTAGATGTCTGTGGTTGGGTTGCTGGCTGGCGGTGTCCAGATGGCGTCGCTGCCGTTGGCTATGTACCCAATGCCTGCTGATTGCGCGCCCACGCCCCAGTCATGCCAGTTGGCGTTGCTGTAAAGGCTGCCTGTCCAGGTAAAGTCGTCGCCAGCTACCGCCCCGGTGGCGCCTTCGGCCCTAAGCGCAGCTATCTCGGCTGCAAGGCCGGTGATGCTTGACGCGGTATTCGCCAGCGCAACAGCTTCCTGGTTGTGGGTAAACCCTTCGCCGGCCGTGCCGTACAGCTGCGTGACTATGTTGTCCATGGTCAGGCCTACACCGGGCACGCATTCTGACGCTATAAGATCGGTTTTAAGTAGCTCGGCGTCATCGAACCAGACGGTGCCAGCGGTGATTGTCTTAGCCGGGTCTAGCCTGAACCGTACTTGGTCAACACCTGACTCGACTACATAAGTTCCTGCTATGCCAACGAATCCCACCCCGCTGCTTGATGCCGGGCTGGTGATGTGGGCTACGTCATACCAGCCCACGTCAAGATAGGTGACCCCGCTGCCGGTTGGTGGTTTGGCGCGGCGGTATTTCTCAACTGCCAGCACGATGGGTTGTGTGCCGGTGTAGGTCAGGCCCGTCCACGCAACCTCGCATGCAACTTCGATCGTTTCACCAAGCACCACCGCCACCTCGCCGCTTATCAGCGGGTCCTGGCTGCCGTTGCAGACGCACTTGGCGCAGCCCAAAGCGGTGGCACCTTTGTTGGCGTCATATGACCAGTTCGCTTGGGCTGCTACGGTTGCGGGGTCACCAAACTGCTGTGACACCAGCAGGTTCTGGTTCAGCAAGTTCACTGACTGGGCGGTGGTCAGCGCAGCCGCGTGGGTTTGGCCCGCGGTCAGTTGCTGGGCTGCGCGGTTGCCGCCAGTCAGCGCGTCGATGGCAAGGTTGCCTGACCCCGGGCCTGCCATCTTCATGACCATTTTGGCGTATGGGTTGGCGTTAAACGCGTCAACGGTGGCCTGGGTGGCGTTGATGATGTCGTCCGGGCTGACGCTTTGCGAGAAGCTGGGGGTGGTGCCAAGCAGCTGCTGCGTATACATGGCGCTGCTGCCTGATACGCCAGGGAAACAGACACCGCATAGCTGGATGATGCTGTACAGGGTGTCTGCAAACGCCTGTAGCCCGTTGATGGCGTCGAGCGCCACGTTGCCCGACGTTGGTGTCTGCCCCATGCTTAAGATGCCTGACGCCATCGGGCTTCCGGTCACCGCGTCAGCGGTGTTTTGCGCGGTGTCAATCATCACGCTAGGCGTGACGTTGGTGGGGGCGTTGCTGCCAGCGCAACCGCAGGCGCTGATGATGGCATACAGCGTGTTCATCAGTTCGATAGCCCCGTTGATGGCGTCAAGCGCTGTGTTGCCACTGGGACCGCCTGGGGCCATGGCTATGGTGCCTGATGCCATCGGGTTGTTATTGACCGCTGTCTGCACGTCCTGCGCGCCAGCAGTGATGCTCTGCGGGGTGGTGCCTACGCCTGCGCCGCCCATCATGGCGCACAGCTGGTCAATAAAGGTCTGGCCCCCGGTGACCAGTGACCCGGTAGCGCCGTTGGCGGTGGGGTCACCAGCTGCCATCAGGCCGCCGGTAAACGCGTTGCCCCCTAGCAGCTGCTGGCAGATGTTGACTAGTTGGCTGGTGTCAGGGAACTGTATTTGCTGGGCGCTGCTGGCCAGGTTGCTGCTGTTGGTTGCGTCCGAGAAGGCCTGCACGCTGGCAGCCCATGTAGGTATGCCTCCCTCTGGTGTCACTGTCATGTGCCGGTCCCTGGTATCGGGTCAACCCTGACGCTAAAGCTGGTCTGGGCTGCGGTGGTGGTGAAAGTGTCCGTGCCGCTCTGGCGTTCTGCGCGCAGGTAGACCACCGCAGCATTACCCGCATACACGCGGTCATAGGTGTCAGCCGAGCCGGCCGGTGGTCCCGCGCTTAGCACGCCATGCTGCTTTGACACCCCGCCAAGGCCAAAGCTGCGCCCCACGATGTTGCCTGCTGACTCGTTGTTAAGCCGCGCTATCAGGTCCGTGGTGCAGTTATAGCTTCCGGTGGCGGTGATGATGGCCTGACCGCGCACGGCCGGCCGCCAGTCAAACAGTTGCGCGGGGATGCTGACGCTGCAAAGCGTGTACAGGGGGTTGCCTGCTGGTGTGTTGTTGATGGTGCTTGGCACGTAGCGGTCACCGCATAGCTGCGCTGCGTACACAAACCCGTCAGCAGTGCTGTTGACTATCAACATCTTCTTGCTGACAGGCGTGCCATACACGGTGGGATCAAGCGCGCTGGTGCCTGGCGCGCCCGCTGGCGCCTTGTGGATGGTGAGGTTGACCTGATACGTACTGCCGCCTAGCAGGGTCAGTGTGGCGCTGTCAGGCGTCGGATCCGTGGCCTCTAGCAGCGTCAGGTTGATCTCATCGTCAAGGGTGATGGTGGGACCTGGCGGTCCCTGTAGCAGCGCAGGGATGTTGCCATACCCGCCTATTGGCGCGCCTATGGCTATCAACATGTTGCTGCTGGGGTCCCAGTCAAGCGGGATCCTAAAGCTAGCAACGTCGACGACCAGGAACTGCTTACCGTTGATGGTGGTTGTGTTCCAGGTGGTGGTAGGTGTTGTCACGGTTGCTCCTAGCCTGATTGCGGGGCCAGCGTCAAGACGTTAAACATTTCCAGTAGTCCGCTGATGTTGCGCTGGTGTTTGGCCAGTGGTGATTCGATTGCTTTGCCGTCACCTATTTGCAGCATCATATCGCGTGTGCTCTGGTCTATCTTCCAGCTGACGTGCTCAAGGAAGTCGGTGTATATGCGGGTGCGGTTAAGGTAGACAATGCTGATTAGTTGCCCACGAAATATGTCTTTGCCTAGTGTGTAGGTGGCGCCGTTGCGGCAGCTGGCTTGCACGCATGTCCAACCGCGGCTGTCCCAAAATGCGTTGATAAAATCAAATATCGTTTCGAGGTTATAGGGCGCGCTGGCGGTGGCGTGAAATACCTCGACACCTGGATGGTATGGGCCTACCTTGCTGCGCCGTTCAAATGACTCCCACAATTGAAAGGCCAGAAACGCGTTGTTAAGAAAGCCTGCCAGTAGGTCATTGGGGATGCCGGTGACGCCTATCAGTATGCTGATGGCGTCGATTAGCCACCTAAAGAATATGTTGATCAAGTCGTTGAGCCATTGCGGGCTGCGCCCACCTATTATCTGCTGCCAGCCCTTAGGGGTGTGGGCGGTGATCCGGCAGGTTTCGACGCTGCCCTTTTGGTTCTCGTCTGGTGCTATCAGCACCACCCATGGTGGTGTCCAGTTGACGCCAAGCGGTGGGGCTATAAAGAAGCCTTGCGGTAGGCCTGGCACTTCATCGCTGCCCTCTATCAGCGGTGCCAGTATGTCGCCCATGATGCTGCCGCCTAGGTCGACGACTGTCTTGATGATGCTGTCCAGTACGGTCCCTGTCGGGCCGGTGATCTGGCTTCGATCCTTAACTGTCACAACGTAAGTGGGTAGCTTCAGCGGTCCGACCCAGATGTTAGGTGGTTGCGGGTCACCGGGTAGCCATAGGTCTACGCGCACGTCCACGCCGGTGCTTTTTGTCATGTCCTTGATGACCGCTGCGCAGGTTTCCATTCTGATGGTGCGTATGACAAACATGCTGGTGTCGGTAAACGGGTTGGTCATGCTGACCACTATTGGGCATTGCAGCATTTCCATGATGTTGCCGCCGTATTCCAGCAGCGAACCAAACCAGGCAAAGATGTCTGGGTTAAATGATAGTGCGTTGTTGACAAATTCCCATAGGCCTAGCTGTATTCTTAGTGCCTGTTCCATTATCAGGACTTCGATGCCGCTGCATATAGGTGAGCAGACAATGGCGTGGCTGATGATTTGGGCTTGTATTGGTGCCCACCAGTCAGGCCATATCAGCAGGTAGTTTAAGATGTCCCAGATTCCGTTAAGGTTGGCGGTGCCTATCCATTCGCCTTGCTTAAATTCGTAATCAAAGGTGTCCACGTAGAAGGCAAAGCGCAGGCCTTCGGTTTCCATGGTGATGCCAACCATTGTTTTTTCGCAAGCCATAAAGGTTGTGATAAACGGGTCGTTGCCCTTGACTTTAAGCTGCGCGGTTGGCATGTTGTTACGCGGATCTAGTCCGCTGCATTCAATGTAGTCACCTATGGTGCCTATGGGGCGCCAGAACTTGTCGTAAATGGTGATGCGCCAGTCAGGTATAGCACCGCCGGTGACCGGCACCGCCTGTATTTGCGCCACCTGTTCGGCTGCTGCTGCTGCGGTGATGGGGTCGCCTTGCCACAGCATCCGGTTAAGCTCGTCAAGGCTGGCCCCGTTGGGGATGCTCACTGCGGTGACATCCTTTGTGCCTCTGCCAGTATGGTTTTCGCGCGTGTATGTATCTCGTCAGCTATGGCTAGCGCGTCATCTGTGGTGCGCGCGGTCTGCCACAGCTCGACTTCGCTGACCAGCCATTCCAGCAGCTCGACTTGGTGGCTGCTTAGCGCGCGCAGCCTGGCGCGTAGTTGTACGTTCTCGCGGTAGGCGCTGTCGCGCTGTACCTGTAAGGCTGACAACACTTCTGGCGGTTCGGTCACCCCGGGTACCTCCTTAGCGGTGTCCCTCCGGCGAGGATGGCGGTGCTGTGCGTGCCGTCTTTAAACGCCACCGCTATCTGTTGTGGTGGCGCGGGGCTGCCTGGCGGCTTGGCGGGGATGGGGCGCGAGAACCTGCCCTTGAGAAGCGAATAAGGATTGCCCTGCGGGAACGGTGTACCAAACGCGCTTAGCTGCGGTGCCTGCATGCTGGCGTTAGACATAAACGAAAAGAACTCTTCTATAGCGGATTCCAGCGCGCTAAGGGCTTGTGTGGTGGCTGGGGTGCCTGGCGGTGGCATGCTGGTCAGGTCGGTGACGCTGTAGCGGCGGGGGTCGGTACGTATCAGCACCATCTGGTTCTCAAGCAGCGGTCCGTAGGTAACTGCCTGGGTGGCGTTGGGACCGTCACCTAGCCCAAATGTGCCTGGTCCCACAAGGATAAAGTACGGCCACATGTCTTGGTCACCCTGATTAAACAGCGTGACGTACCCGCTGTCTTGGTTGACTACAGCCTGGTTGTCGCCGCCCGTAAACAGCTTGATTGATGGTGGCAGGTTGGTGCCGTTGGCCTGCATGCCAAACCCTATGCCGCGGTAGCTTGATCCGATGTGGCTTCCGTCTGGCTGCGCGTGTACCACGGTCATTAAGGTCTGCCAGGTGGTGTTCTGGTGCGCCAGGTTGGTGTTGGTGCCGCGTTGCACTTTGTAGCTGTAGTCCGTTCCTGCGTAACCGCCTACCGCGAGGCTTATCTGGTCTGTTGGCTGCCAAGGCACTGTGACGTCGGTTTCGCGTAGCACCGTTTCGGTTCCGCTGATGAAGTAAGACAGGCGTATGTAGGGGTTGTTGGCGGTGGTGGTGTGTTTACCGCCCGTGCTTTCGGTGCGGTAGCCAAGGCGGCATCTGATGCCTGTCTGCCCCGGTGCCCCGCTGTTGTCCATGCGTGCCCATAGGTCTAGGTAGACATCTGTGGCAGCAGGCCAGGGGTCAACAGGTCCGATGGTAAAGGTAACCACCTGTTCATCGCTGCCTGCCTGTATGTGCCAGCGGGCGGCCGCGCTGCGCCCACCGTGCAGTGTGCTGGTGCATTGTGCGCCATCGGAATACAGGTATCCGGTGCCTGCGGTGTTGTATCCGATTGACCAGTTGGGACCTAGACCCGGGCTGTAGGCGGTGGCGAAGTTGTCCACTGCTGACAGGTAGCTGATGGCGAACACGGATGTGGTGTCATAGGTGCGCCAGAACGCGTCATCGCAGCTGACTACCATCTTGAACTTCTGGCGGTTAAACAGGCCGCCCATGATCTTGTCTAAAGGTGGTTTCTCCCAACGCATTTTGGCCCACCAGTAGCCTTGCTCCGGTGTAAACCATGACAGTGTGCCAGGTTTCTTGGCGTCCCAGCTGTCTATCCAGTCCCGTATCACCTTGCGTGTTGGCTGCCCCGGCCGGCCGTGTGCTTTGACGGTTAGGCCCGCTTCCATGGGGTCATACAGGCTGGTGATCCAGGTGCTCCCGTCTTGTGTGGCACCCTTTTGCCTGATGTTTCTCCATGGTGGTATCAGGCCGTCAACGTCCTCGAGGACTATGCGTTCTGGTATGGTGCGGTCCCAGATCGCCAGGGGGCCAAGGAGATTAAACACTACTGCGTCGTTGTAGCTGCGGTAGGTGACGTGTGGCAGTGTGCCTTTAAGTAGCCAGCATGCGCCTGCTGGTGTGATGGGGCCTGCGGGGTAGCGGGTGGTGACAGGGAAGAAGCTCATCGGGCGCCGAACGCTGCGTTGGTGGCTGCGGTGTACGAGTTGCCGACGCGGTCGGCAAGGTCGTTGAACGCGCTGTGGATGTTGGTGGGGGCGTGATAGTTTTCGACGTTCACTAGGGGTGCGTTGTGAATGTTGGTGTTGCCGCCTGCGGCCGTGATTTCCCCCGCGGGTTGGCCTTGCTGGGCGGACGCGGCTTGTTCGGGGGTTAGGCCGGCGGCCGGTTGTTTGGGGCCGGCGAGGTTGGGCAGTTGTGGTTGGGCGCCGACAATGCCGCCGACGAGGCGTGTGATCCAGTCCTGTTGTCCCAGTTTGGTTTGCGCGAATTGTCCGGGGCCGAAGGTTTGTTGCAGGCCGCCAACCAGGGCGCCGCCAGCTTGGCCGAGGGCGGTGATTCCGGCGTTAAGTTCTTGCATGCCTATGTTGATGGCAGCGCTAAAGATAGAGCCCGGCGCCCCGGTGCTGATGCCGGATGCGCCTCCGGCTGACCCTGCTGCGGCGCCTGCGCCTGCGCCTGCGGCGGCTGCGGCGCCGCCAGCTTCCCCTGCTGCGATGCCCGCGTCTATGTCGGCGCCACCGACTGCGCCACCAAGGTCGTAGCGCGGTAAGTCTTCGATGGCGCCACCAAACAGTGCGCCTGCTGCTGCGCCCGCCTCTGCGGCGCTGATGGCGGTGCTGACGGCGGTGCTGGGCAATGATTCAAGCAAGCCCACGAGGCCGCCGCCCGTTATTTGGAATCCGGCGCCGTAGCCTGCGGAGGGTGCGATGGCGCCGACCATGGACTTGCCAGGTTGCGGGCCGAGGCCAACGTCCACCGGCGGGCCGGTCAACGACAGTCCGGTGAATGGGGTTGGTGCGGCAGTGGGTTTGGCGGTGATGGGTCCACCTTCGGGTTGGGCTGCTTTGGCGCCAGCCATTAAGCCCTCGAAGATGCCCGGGGGTGGTGGTGCAGGCGGTGGCGGTGGTGGTGGTGGTGCTGGCGGTGGTGCCACAGGTTGGGCTGGTTGGACGGTGCCGCCCTCGTCGTGTAGGGCAGCGCGGAAGGCGTAGACGCCAGCCTGGCCTCCCATGGCGGCGACGTCGCTGGCGGTCAGTACGTGCTCTCCGGCGTGGGCGATGATGGGCACGGCGCCGCCGCTGGCCATGTGTGGCAGTTGACGCTCCATCGGCGGTCCCTGCCATCCGCTGCGGCGCATGGCATCGATGTCACTTTGGTACTGGTCGACGTCGGAGGGCTGCATAGGCAGTTGGTTGTAGAAGTCCCAGAAAGGACGCGTGACTGGGGCTCCTGGCGCCGGGGGCGGAACGGGTTGCCAGCGGTCCCAAGGCGTCGGGCCGGATGGTGTACGGCTGCCGCCGGTTGGTGCCGAGGCTGCTGATTTCGGGGGGCCGGCTTCCTTGAGTCCTTCCGGTTCGCTGCCAAGGCCCGCCTCGGGGGAGTGTGGTGGTTCGCCCGGTGCTGGCCCTGGTTCCCCGCCTGGCGCGCCTGGTTCCCCTCCTGGGGCTCCTGGCCCGCCGAGGCCCGGAACTCCGCCTGCGGGCCAATTGGTGACGAATACGGGCGTCGCGCCGCCGTAACCTGGCACCGCAGCACCTGGCGCGGCAGCGCCGGGTAGTCCTCCTGCGACAACACCGGCTGGGCCGGCGACCGCGCCGGGTCCTGTACCTGTGCCAGCTACGATGCCGCGTCCCCGCGTGGCTTGGAAGGCGTCGGCTGCCGACACGGTGTACCGTGTGCCGCGCGCAGTGTCAGACAGGTTGATAGTGCCGTCAGGGTTGTAGCCAGTTGCGGCGATGAAGTGCCCCTCGCTGAAAGGCTGTCCTGCAATGGAACTTCCGGGGGCCACGTTCAGGATAGAACCAACGCCCGCGTCGATTGACGCCTTAATGGCGTTGAACATCGCCTGCTGGCTGCCACCTGAACCCGCCATGGCCACGAACCGGCCTGCCGGGTCAAGCCTGTTCAGGCCAGCGGCTTGAGATTCGATTGTGCCACCCGGTGCAATGACAGCTTTTAGCTGGTCTTCGCTCATGTTGATGCCGGAGTGGGACAGGATGATCCGGGCTGACGCGTCGATGCAATCGTTTGCATACTGTTGCGCCGCAACGGGAATGGTGGACAGGTTTAAGCCGCCGCTGCCACCAGGTCCAGCAGAGGGGGCGACCGTAGGCGCGCCTTGCATCGCGCGGACTACCCGCTGCACATAGTCCGGTGGTTGGTCGCCTACCCCAGCCTGCCCGACAACCCGCGCGATCCATTGCGCCTGCGCAACATCGCCGCCGCCTTCAGGGAAGGCGCCTGACACGGATGCGCGGTCCCTGATCTGTTGCATGAGGCGGTTGACCTTGCTTTGGAGGTCACCGGCGCCGGTGAACCCCAACGAGGGCACGCCGCCCGGGCCCGGGCCTTCAACTTTGTTGAACGCTTCGATCAGTCGTATCAGTTGTGCGCTGGCGCCTTGGGCTCCCAGCAACGCCGCCAGGGACCCGGGGGCACCGCCGCCGGCCGCCGCTGGCGCGCCTGGTGCGGCTGCGGCCGGACCCCCTGCGGGGGCGCCGGGTTGCGGTCCGCCTGGCACCCACTGGTTTTCCGGTGGCGCAGCGAACGGGGCGGCGAGCATGCCGATGAGCCCGGAGCCTGCGCCCTTGCCTCCTGGGTATCCCATGGCGGCCTGTGCCCCGCGCATGGCGCCAAACACGGGGGCGAACGCGAGGTTGGCCAGTAGCTTAATCAGGTTTTCCACGATGCCAGGCAGGCCACGCCCCGCGCCGAAGTCCTTGTCGATTTTGGCGCCCAATTCACCAAGGTCTTCGGTGCCCTTGCGGGCAGCCTCGTTGAGGCTCATGGCGGCTTTGTACTGGTCGCGTTGTGCGGTGGCTAAGTCGTTCTGCGCCTTCGTGAGATCTTCGGCGGTGTGCGTGGTATCCGCTTCCACCGCTTGGAGTTTGGCGCGGGCTTCGGTGACCTTGTGCTGGGCCTCGTAGTAGGACTGCTCAAGGCCGTACTGGCGTTCGCTTTCCCCGGGGCGTGGTGGTGCGCCGTACCCGGCGGGGTAGGGGACTTCGATCTTTTCCTTTTCCTTCTTGTTGAGCTCGCCTTCGGTTTCCAGTTGGTGCATGCGCGCGGTCTGTAAGTCGTTGCGCGCCTTGATGAGATCTTGTTCGGTGGCGTTGTTGTCGTGTTCGAGTTGGTCTACGCGGGCGGCTTTTTCGGCGACTTCGTGGGCGGCTTGTATGTTGGCCATGCGGCGGCGGTAGTGCTCGGGCGTCTCACCGGGTTCTGGTGGTGCGCCGTATTCGGCGGGGTAGGGGATCTCCGGTGCTTTGGGGAGTTTCTTGCCGCTTTTGTCCTCTCCGAATAGGCCCGTGGTGTCAGGCGCCTGCCCGGGTGCGGGTTGGTAGGGGCTGGCGCCGGGCGGGCTCGGCGGGCCGTACACGGGGGCTTCGCCAGGTTTGGCGGGGCCGCCCGGTTGCCCTGGCGCGACGTCGGGGCGAGCTGGACCGGGCGCCGGGGCGTTGACATAGATGCGCTTGTAATAGTCGGCGGTGCTTTCACCGGGCCTGATGTCTGTGTCGGAGGCGGGTTGCTTCTCGCCGTGCATCAGCCCGAGGGCGCGTAGGGCGTCGATAAGCAGGAACATCGGGTTAGCGACATCCATGATTACCTCGACGGATTCCTTAATGATGCTAGGTAATCCCTTGAACGCGCCCTGCAACTCGTGCGCCAGACTGACGATGCCCTGCAGGGCGACCTTCAGTCCTTCCAAGACTTGGCCGCCCAAAGGGGCTAGGCCCGTTTTGATTTCGTTGGTGAACTGGTTCCAGATGTTGGACAGCTCTTTGGTCTTGTTCGCCATCTCGTCAAGGCTGCCCGGTGCCGCGTCGAACGCGTGGGCGCCGGCGCGCACGGTGTTGACGTACATCTCGGCGCCCTTAGCAGCCTCCGCCCAGCGCCGTTGCCCGAACACGGTCAGCGCGATTTCGTCAGCTTTGGCGTCCTCGTTAATGGAGTGGTAGTAGCGCATCGCGTCCACGGCGCGTTGAATGTATTGGGGCAGAGCTTCTTCCGGTTGGCCAGCCTTGCGGCGGTCTTCGTTGGACTTGACCAGCTGCTTCTCAGCAACTTCTAGGCCTGCCATAGCTTTACCGGAGTCGATGGAGTGCGCGGAAAGCTCGGCCAACAGGTGCCCCTCCTGTTGGATGCTGAGGCCGAGCTCCTGGGACACGCTGGCCCAGCGTGCGGTGTCGCTGACCAGTTGCGGCAGCAAGACAGCGTGCTCGCGGGCCTGCTCGTTGAGAGACGCCAGCGCCGCGTCGGCCTCGTCGGCGCTAAGCCCGTAGATGCTGAGCGCGCCAGCTAGGGACTGTACGTCAAGGCTGCCCCAGCGGTCACGCAGCATCTCGACGTGGCCGACTAGTGTGGACACTTGTTCGCCAGTGGCGCCCAATCGTGTTGCTAGGGTGGCGAAGTCGGTGCCCACGTTCTTCATGGACGTGTCTAAGGTGCCCACTAGGCGTTCGGCGGCGCCGGACATTTCCTCTAGCGCTGCGCCAGACGCGGCGGTGTGGACGACGATGTCGCGGTGCATTTGGGCGAACTGTTCGCCTACGTCCACAATGACTTTCATGATGCCGACGTCAATGGCCACGCCTAGCGCGGCCACGAACGCAGCCCCTGCGAGGGTCCCAGCCTCGCCGGCCCCTTTGGTGAGCTCGGTAAAGGTCCGCATGATGCCGCGCCCGGATTCAAGTTCGGCGCCGCTGAAGCCCTTGTTGAGGGCTTCCATGAATTTAGTTGCGGTGTTGGCGCCGTGTTGGGAGGCGGCTTGTTCTACGTCGCGGAAGGTTTCACGTATGACATAGCTGCTTTTGCCGCCAGCTGCCATGCCTGCGTTGAAGGCTTCCCCAGCCTTAACGCCCATGGCGCCGTATTGGGCTTCGAGGGCGCTGGCGTTGGCTGCGATGGCGCGTTCGTCAAGGCGGGTCACCACGTCAATGTGAATGGCCAATGGTTATTCCTCGTCGGCTTGGGGGGTTCGGTCGGCCCACGCGTATATGTCGTCTCGTGCTTCGAGCAGTTCTTCGCGTTCCTCGATGCGCTTGCGTAGCTGCGAGGGTGTGATGAATAGGATGGAGCCGAGTTCCTCTGAGCTGGCTTGCGGGACTTGCGAGGCGCGTAGCACGGCCAGCTCGTTGGCGGTTTGGTAGACGGCCGCTAGTGCTGGGGGTGGCTCGGTTAACCATTCGTGGATGGGGTTGTAACGTGCCAAGGCTGGTTTGAACGCGCCGGTCTCAGGCATGTACTCGCAGAGTTCAAGGAGCTCAAAGCTTGACATGTCCCCGGTATGCCAGTCGGCTATGCGGCGGTGGTGGAATTGGCTTAGGTCGCTTGCGATTTCACCTGGGAATAGTCGCCATAGGACTAGCGCTGCCATTACTTTTGGAGTCTCGTTCGGCGCGGTCTGCGATGACCAGGCCTTGTTCGTTCCAGATGCGCCAGACATCGGCGGAGGATTTTCCGCCTGCGCGTAGCTGATTGTAGATGTCCATGCCGAGGGCGACTTGCACCACGCGGACGCTGTGGGGTGGTTTGATAAGTTGGCCCTCTTTGCGGTAGGGCTCGAGGATGGCGCCCTTGCGGGTTTCGGAGGGTAGCACTACCCCGGATTCAAGGTGTTGTTCGGGGAAGTAGGTGTCAGGTGCGCGGTCGTATTGGGTTTCGATTTCGAACAGCAGCTCTTCGTAGTCAGCTTGGCGTTCGTCGTCCAGCATGCGAAGGTTGGGGTGTGGGGGTATGTCGATGGTGGTGCCGTCGGACAGTTCTAGGGCAACGTTGGCGAATACGCCGTTGTATTGGGCGGCTTGTTCGCGGGCGCGCCGGCCGGTGTTGGGTTGGGGCATAGCGGGTTTCGCTTTCGGGGTTGGGAGGCTCACGGGGCGCGCGCCGGATGGACCACGCGCCCCGCTAGCCGGTTTATGGGGTTACGGTCCGGTGGGTGCAGCTAGGTCATCCCAGGCGTCGCCGCCGATCCAGAAGGTGTAGAGCGCCTGGATGAGGTCGCCGGAGGCCGGGTCCGCAGCGTCGGTGTTGACGTGGAAGGGGTCGGGCAGCACGGTCCATGTCAGTGACGGTGCGTCGGCGTCGGTCTTTGAGCGCTTGACGTTGCCAATGTCGGTGAGCTTGCACAATGGATAGACTTCGGCGCTGTAGAGGTTCTTGCCCGTCTTCTTCTTGTTGAACAGTAGCAAGATCTGGCGGTCGATGCTGTCTGCGTCAACGGGTTTGGAGATGTTGAACTTGGCTTCGCCCACGTCCTCCACGATGCTGGTTCCGTCGCCTAGGGACAGTGGGAGGTTCATGCGGAGCCGTAGGAGCAGCGGTTTGAATACCTCCACGGGCGTTGTTTGAATAGTGATGCCTTCCTGTGTCAAATCGGTATCGAAGGGGAAATTACTCTGGAGGATCATCGCGTCGTCATGCCTGATGTTCGCTTTGCGGTCCGGGCCACCGCGTTCCTCGATGGCGCCGAGCAACCACCACCCTTCGTTTGTCGCGCTGTTGACTTGCCATTGACCGTCTACGCGGATGTAGGCGAGCAGGTCATCACGCAGTTTTCCGTCGGTGGCGAATGGTGACCAGTTCACGGTCGGTGGGGTGCCGGCCGCCAGTGGGCTGATGTCGGTGTCTTTGCCGCGGTTGTCGCGGATAAGCACCGAGCAGAACGGGCCGCGTGAGTAGAAGCGGTTGTCCACGACATCGTACCCGCCGTCTTTCCAACTGACGCCGGTGGTGGGAATAGCCATATTAGTTCCTTTTCAACGGGTTTGGTGATGACCGGAACCAACTTCCGGCAGGCCCCGCGCCAGGCGGGGACGTTTGTTTTAACTTGCAGCGATGGCGGCGACGCCAGCTGTCCATGCGGTGCCGCCGGCGGTCTGGACCCATTCGTAGCTGTTGGGTGGCGATCCGATCTGGTAGCCGGCCCACATGTTTCCGGTGGGGCTGAGGGTGATCCAACCGGCGGGGGGACCAGTCGAGACGGAGGTGGTTGCCGTTGTGCCGACGACGAATGTGGGCGTGGTCGTGTTGCCCGAGGATCCCGAGTCGATGGCGGTGGTGACGGCGTCGCCGCGGCTGGCCGCGTTGATGATTGGTGTTGGTCCCAGTCCGGCAACTTCGTACGCCACGTTGCCCGCGTTGTAACTGATGTTCTTTGTGCCAAAGTCGATCCCGTTGCCTGTTGGGCAGTCAGGCAATACCCAGCCGATCGAGGAGCAGCCGGGGAGAGAGTAAACGGTTGTGATCGCGTTGGCGCCGCCGTCGTTCCATATCGGGTAGGCGCCTGCCGCGTTGCTGCCGTTGAACGTGGGCGTGTCTACCACTGGTGTTCCGCTGGCCAGCACGCCAGACAGGACTACAACCGTGTTTCCGGTGGTGACTGGGTTGGTGAAGTTGAGCGGAAAGGTTGTGCCCGTTGCGGTTTGGACGAGTGTTATCGGTGATGGTGGGATGAGGACGGCGGCCATGCTGATGGCTGGTGTGAACGGCAACGCGAACGCGGCCGGGACCAGCGCTGGTGGTGCTGAGGCTGTTTCGGCTGGCACGTAGGAGAGGCCGATTGTGTAGCGGCCCACCTTGCGGAGGATCTGGGTGTCTTCGTAGAGGACCCAGATCGGGGATTCGAACACGGTGACGTAATCGACGCTGGCCTGGCGGCCGCCGTTGAGGGTGATGGGGTCGCCGTAGCGGGCCAGCTGCAGCATGCGGCGGTGGGTGCGCTTGGCCTCGTTCTTGGCTGCGCCCCAGCCGAGGGCCTTGTCGCACAAGGTGTGGACGGATACGACGGGGTCGGCGAGGCCAAGGTCAGGCAGTTCAGGTCCGGTGACTTGGGTGACGATGGTGAATGGCAGCGGGTCGCCGGTCTCGCGGGCGGATCCGGAGCGGCGCAGCGGGGCCATCCATGCGATGATGAGCTCTTCGGCGTCCTCGGCGCATTCGAACAGCAGGTCTGCGGTCATTTCGGTCTAAGGCCTGGGTCGGAGTCCTCGGTCCAGTAGGGCGCTGTCTCGGCGCCGTACTTGGCGAGGGCCTGCTCGGTCTTGGCGAAGGTGCCGTGCTCGGGGGTCTTCGACGTGCCGTACTCGATGTGGACAGCTGCGGGGTCGTCAGACACTATCGCCATGGCGGGCATGTGGTATTTGCGGTCAGGGAGCTCTTTTGAGTGGATGGAGTCCCGGAAGGTGCCTGACAGCGGGTCGCTGGGGCCGCCCACGGGGGCTAGGGACTTGGCTAGGTTGACGCCGTAGTCGACGATGGGCTGCAGCTTCTCTTTGAGGTCCTGTTTCTGCTCGTCCTCGGAGAGCTTTTGGAACATCTCGTCGGCGATCTCCGCGGCGCTACTGGTGGCCATTTACGGGGCTTCGTGGCCTGGTGGCATTGGCAGCTCTGGTTCTGGTGCAGGTTGTTGCGCTGGTGCCTCATTGCTGGTGGCTGGCTGGACCGCTGCGCCGAGTTTGGCGGCGGTGGCGTCGTCTAACTCGACCACCGCTCCGGGGGTGCGGTGTCGGACCATACGCCCGTCTTTGGCGTAGGCGCACGGCGCGAGGATTGTGTAGCTGCCCATGATGTCTCCTAACTGCCAACGGTCTGTTTCTCGGATGTGAATGTCATTTTGACGATGGGGTTACCAAAGTCTGGGTGTGGTTCCGGTGCGCCGATGATCTGGAATGTTTCGCCCGCGTAGCGCAGCTGGTCTGACGCTTGGGCGCCTAGCACCGCTGCGCGCAGGGTGGGACCGTAGGTGCCTATGGGGACGGTGGTGCGCCACCAGCGGATCGCTACTGACACGCCTACCGCTGATGCTTCCTCTGCGCGCGCCATGCCAGCGCCGCGTTCGCCGGCCGCTGTGACGGGGCGGTGCAGGCATCCTGGCATGTCTACGGTTGTCTCAATCATGGGGTAGGTGCCTAGGTCATCAGCTACGGTGTTAGGCGCGCGTTTGACCAAGGTCACTGTCTGGCTTCCGTAGGTCATGCGAAGCCCCGGTTTGGTAGCCAGTATTTTTCCAGTATTGGTGGGGCGCCTGGCAGGCCCTGTACGGTGCCCCACTTATAGACCACGTCGTCAACTTGCTTGCTGGCTAGGTCGCTGTCTGGGCGTCCGGTCACCATGATGCTTGTGAAGTCGTCAATCATGGTCAGCACCGCTTCGCGCCAGTCTGCTGCTTCGTCAGGGGGGAAGCCGTGGTCAAGGGTGATGACAATGCTTGACCAGTCATTAGACCAGCGGCCTGTTGTCAGTTTGATAAGCCAGCCTACTTGTGCTGACTGCACTACGGTTGATAGGTCAACGGGGTTGCCTGCGTTGGTGATTGATGTGATGGTGACGATGTTTAGCGTAGGTAGTGACAGGACCCGTTTGCCTCCCCACCCGCTAGGCCCGTCAAGTGTCAAGGTGTCTGTTCGTACCGGGCAGACGTGCCATCCGGCTTCCCGCCTGACCGCCCCCAGCGCAGCGTCAAGTATGCGCTGCGTCTGGGGGTCGGTGGCCGCGAGCCGGCCGCTGGTGTAAGCCTCTACGTCAGCGGTTGTCAGCTCTTGTGTAGGTGGTGTCACAGCACGCGCACCCAGTGCAGCTTGGGGACGCTGGTGCCGTCGTCAACGCCGCCGCCCTTGGTAGCAGGCCACGTGGGCGGTGCCGCCCCGCTGGTGCCTGCGACGGTGGCCTGCATCAGCTGACCGCCGCCGCCGCGGGTGTAGGTGCCCACGGTGTAAGGGGTGGCTGGTGCCCATGCAGCGGGGTTGGCAACTGTCAGACCGCGCCCAAGGTAGTCCTTGTCGCCAGTGGTGACGTTGCGCCCCAGGTCGTCTGTTGCTGCGGTGGTGCCTGGGTTGCTGTTGCCAAGCCATCTGCCAAGATAGTCAGCTAGCTTGGTGGTTGTTGTCACGTTGGCGTCGCCTCCTTACCCGTACTTTTGGGCGCAGCAGCTTGGGCAGGGGCTTTAGGTTCCTGCGTTGGCTGCTGCTCACCCTCTTCGGCTTTCTCGTGGTGGATGCTGCCTACAGCAACACCGTCGATGAAATGCATTGCAGCTCCTAGGCCTTGGTGAGCGGCACGATGGCTGACGCGTTGATGGTGAGCGGGGTGAAGTAACCCGCGTACGCCACCTGGAGCCCCAGCACTGACGGCTCCACAACCTGCAACGTGCCTACCCGCTGCTCGTAGACCTCGATAGCAGCGGTTGACAGCAGATACGCCTTGGCAGCGCCAGTAGGCAGGCCAGCTGACATGATCACCGGGATGCCGCTAATGTTGCCCATCTGGCCTTGACCGAAGTTTGCTGCGTTGAACCCTTGACCGAACTGGTTGAACGGACCGTAGGGGGCAAACATCTGACCAAACACACCCAAAGCGTCACTGGGACAAGCGATAAACAGCTGCCCCTGGCCCTTGACCGCTGCGTACACAGCAGCCGCAGCTGACCACACCGCGTTAGCCACGGTGGCCTGGGTTGGGGTGGCACCGTAACCTATTGCGGTGGTTGCGGTGGCAGCAATAGCGGCGGTGGTAGCAGCCTCCGTGTCGATGGCGTACTGGGCAGCTAGATCGTTGATGATCAGGTCAAGCACGCCAGGCTGGCTAAAGTCGATGCTTTGCCGTGACACGTTGACATACCCACCGTAAGTGACTGCGTTGGCGGTCAGGCGGGTAATGGTCATCTTCTGGCTGGTCAGTTCCGCTTTCTCGTCAGCAGCTGCGCCAGCAGACCCCTGTACTGCCACAGCGGTGTGCTGCGTGACCAGGGGGCGGTGCCAGTAACCAGACGGTGGCATGGCCCGTGCCCCAAGGAAATTGACCACCGGGCGGGCTGTGTCAATGAAGTTGATGACAGGCCCGAGGATGGGGTCTGGCACCAGGCCAGGCTCATCTGTGGTCTTTTGGTGCTGGGCCGCCCGGTAGTAGGTTTCCAGGCGGTCCACCGCGTCGCGCTTGCCTAGGGCTGCGTTGTACATGTCAAGCCCGAACTCGCCAGCTGACCTGTACTCGACAGGCCCTGACAAGGCACGCCCCTTCATCTGGTCGATGACGTTGCCCACTTCGCGGGTACGGTTGGCAACCTCATATGAGACGCGGCTGATGTCTTCGATGGAATCGAGCTGTGTCTTAATCTCTTCCATCCGTCCGCGGGTGTCACCTAGCAGGTTGCGGTCCTCGTCAGTCAGGTCACGGCCGGCCGCTTGGGCGCGGCTTACGATCTCGTTGGCGAAGGCCTGCTTCTCGCGTAGTTCGGTTTCAAGGCGGCGAATCATCTCATCATTTGCCGCTGCGTTAGTGCCCATGCTTGGGCTCCTTTACAGGTGTGTAGGGTCCGGTGTTGACAGCTGGTCTACTGCGGTTCGACCTGACCTACTGCTATTCGGTCTGGGGCTTACTGCTGTTCGGCCCCAACGCCTTACATGCGGTTCAGGCGCTGTGCCGCCCACAGGAACACCGGGTCCTGCAGGGCGTAGTCTAGGGCTGGCGTGGCGCCAGTGGGTGGGGCGTCGATGACGGGGTTGTGGCGCACTGACAGCACGTTGGCCCCTTCATAGGCGGGTGACGCCACAAACGCCAGGTGGTCAAGGTACGCGTCATTGACACGCCGTGTCCGGGTAAACCTGTCAAGATGCTGACCTGACGCGCGGGTGGCGAAACCTACTGATGCGCCTAGGCAGTCAGCGTCAGCCAGCTCTAACGTCTCATCCCCCAGTGGTGTCTTAGCCATCCTTACCTCAGCCACCAGCCCCTCGTTGCGTTCGGGGTAGAACGCCATGACTTTGCCTACGGTCCGGGCCTTGTCGTGGTCGCGGTTGGCGCGTATCCGTTGGGGGCTGCTGGTGATAGACGCAAATGCGCCGCGGCTAAACACTTCCCGCCACACTTCGCCGGCCCGTCCAAAGCCTTGACCGCCTGGTACTAGCGCGGTCTGTTCGTAGGGGACCGCAATGGTGGTGATGATGCGTTCCTTAAAGTTGACGCCAGCTATCTCCGACTCGCGTGTCTCGATGGGGCCTAGTGGTGTCAACGCTGCTGCACGGTCACTGCTGCTGTTGCTGTTGTCTGATATTTCGATGCCAAACCGTTTGGCAGCAGCCTTAATACGCCCTTTGACTTTAGCCAGATTCTCGGGGCTGTACTTGCCTGCGTTGCCTGCCTGGTTGATGTAGCCCCACGCGGCCTTCGCATGCTCCTTCGTGTCGATGGGGTAGCGTTTGACCCCGTCCTGTTGATATCCGGGGTCCGCGTAGGTGACGTCGCCGTAGGGCTTGCTGCTGTCGCCGTTGTCAGCGCGTGTGTCCACGTCAGATGCGCCTTCGTCTTCACCGCTGGCTGACAGCTTGACCGCAGCAGCCTGCGCCTGTACCGCGTTGGCGTGGCATGACTCGACCTCGTTGCTGTCTTTGTCTATCACCCCGTAAGGGCTCATCGCGGGGCAGCGGTCATCACGCGCAACCTTGAACGTTGTCATTTCTCGGGCCCTTCCTGGGAGGGTGCAGACGCCAGCTGCGGCGTCACGTCTGGTTGTGGCTGCGCGGCCGGCGGGCTACCGTCGCCCACTACCTCGGCCCCCGTCAACGCTGACGCAGCGTTGGGGCTGCCGTCAAAGCGTTCCATGGCGCGTATCTCGCCGCTGTCAAGGGCGCCTAAAGCCACCCAAATCTGTTCTGCCTGCGCCCGTTCCAGCATGCCCGGGCGGCTGTACTCTTCCCTGTTAGCCTCAATGCTTTGCCCCCGTGGCAACAGCCAGCCTGACAGCGCGGTGTACACCGCGTTGCACTTGGGGCGCAGGCTTGACCTGTCATGAAAGTCAAACAGCGTTGACGCGTTGCTGTACGTGATGCTCTCGCCCTGCGCCATAGGCAGGCCAAGCAGGAACGGTGGCACGCCACACAAGATCGCCACCCGTGATTCGGTGAACTGGGCCAGCTCAAGCAGCGCCAAGTCTTTAGCGCTCATGGCGGTGGCCTGCTTAATCTCGACCCCGCCTGACGTGACGCCAGGCCCGCCAGCATGCCTAGCGCGTGACGCCACCCACTGATCAATCAGCGCGTTGCCCTCATCCTGGTTTAGCTTGCGCCCAGGTACATCAAGCCAGTGGTACGGTGTCCCGCCTGTTTCGGCCAGCGTGTTGGCGTAGCGCTGCAGCAAACCAGCGGTAATCATCCGCCCACCAGCTGCCTCCAAAGGCCCCGTTCCACGCGGGTACGCGGTGTTGCTGACGTAGCGGATATGCAGGATGTCGTCAGTCACATCAACGCCGCCCATGTCAAGGCTGCCAAGCCGATACGTCCGATACCCGTGCAGCAGCTCGACACTGACCAGCCAAGGCGGTATGACACGGAACCGTATCGGGTAGGTGTCAGCGCCGTGCGCCATAGCGAGCACAAACGCCTCGCCAGACAGCATGTAGTCCCAGAACAGCTGCTTACCAAACTCTGCCCAGCTGGTGTAGATGTCAGGGTCTGGGTTGGTCATGTAGGGCAGCGAGGGCAGCACCTTGCCGTTACGCAACCTATAGACCGGGAAAGAGCTGAGAATGCTGGCATTAAGGTCAATAGCAGCCCAAGCGGTATCAATCAACCTAGATATGCCGCTGACAGCACCGCCTATACCGCCAGCACCGCCCATAGACCAGTTGGGGGTTGACCAGTCACCAGGCCAACCAGCCCACGGTGTTGGCTGCAGCCAGGGCAGCGGGGCGCTGCGCACCTCATCGCCCACCACCTCAAACCCGTCAGCGTCACCAGTGGCAGCAGCGTCACCAACCGGACCTGCGTTAGCGTTTGGTGTCTCACCGCTGTAGTTTGGCGCATCACCGCCAAACAGGTTTGTCCAGAACCCCATACCTATCCTTTACACTTGACTCCCCAGGTGCAGCAGGGGCGTACGTATTACCTGCTATCCCCTATGCTGCCCGCAGCCCCGCTGGCGGTGGTTTCCCTGTGCCAGCGGCTTTACCCTGTGACCGGATCAGGCTTGCGCGCTATGGAGCCTGGCACCTGGGGAGAGTCTAGGTTGACCACTACTGCGTGATACCGCCTATACAACCCGGTCATAGCCCTACTGGGGTACGCATGTATCACATACACATCAACACCGCTGCTGATACGCAGCGCAGCCTTAACCGCAGCGAACCAGGCAGCTGATGTCACCTGACGCACATACTGCGGGAACACATGCTGACCAGTCTTGCTAGGTGTCAACGCGCACGCCAACACATCGAAATCGACAGTGACATCACCAGCCACCGCACGCGCAGCAACCCACGTTGACTTACCAGACCCAGGCTGCCCGGTGACCACATACAGCGCCACCGCGTCACCATATGGCAGGCATAGGGGCCTCTTGCACACTCCAGCGGTGATACGCGCCAGCGGCAGCTACTACCGCGCTGATGTCCACCGTCAAGTCACGTTCCCACGTCTCAGCGTCACCAACACGGCGGGTCTGCGCCTGCGCCACCGCCACGTCAAGCTCGCGCTGCCCCAGGTGCGCCACGCTGCCAGCGGTCACACCGGCCTGGAAGGCGGTGCATGACGCTGCTATGTCTTGGCTAGTCAGGTTGCGGAACTCTACCCCCTCGCGCACCAAGTCACCAGCCAAGCCTCTCGCCTCCCCGCACGTCAACCCCACCTCGGCAATGTCACGCGTGCCAACCAGCTCCGCCACCTTACCCGCCACCCAGTCAACCCCAGTAGCGTAAAACACCATCACCAGGGTCCTACCGCCCTCGCAATCACCAGCCACCGCAATACACGCGCCAGCACGGTAGGGGGCCACGTCAACCACCAAGGCCACCCTAGCGGGCATATCAGCACCGCTGTCCTCGAGCGTCACCCACCGCCCCACATCGAACACGCGTGACGTGTACCTACCAGGCCACATACCAAGGCGTTCCCGCGCAAACCCTTCGTTAGACGCTGCCGCACGCTCCGTCAACACCGTGTCATGACTAATCAACGTGCCAAGCGCGGGATTAGCCTCAGCCCACGCGCAGGGGTCATCAAGGTCAGCATCAGGCGCAGCGCTGTACTCCAACCAAGCCAGCTGGTGATCTTTACCCTCCATGCCACGCTTACGGAACCTGCCAAACACCACCCCCTCATCAAGGCTTAACGGTGGCGTACCAACCAGCCATATCTGATGAGCCGGCCGCGCAGACACGGTGTAAAGGATTGCCTCCCACTGCAAATCATCAAGGATCTGCCCCTCATCAAGCAGCAGACAGTCAGCGCTGAAACCGCGGATAGCTGACTTGCTGCGCGTCACAAACCGCACCTCCTGCCCGCTGCGCAACCGGATATACTCGCGCGCAACAGCATTACCAATACCAACCACCTTGCGCCGCAAGTCATCGAAGTTCTCGAAATACGCCTTAAGCCGCCTAAAACCAAGCTGCGCGGTACGCACCTCATGCGCGCTGTGAATAATCATCTGCTCATCAAACAGCAGCAGGCCAGCCAACGCCCGCGCCTCCAACACTGACCCTTTGCCGTTCTGACGGGGGCATGACAGGCCTATGTGCTTGGCAGCCCACAACCCGCCAGACCGTTCGCCCATGGTGGCCTCAAACACGTTCTCCTGCCAAGGCAGGAGGTTAAGGCCATAGCTGGCAGCTAGGTCTGTGACATCTTCCCAGGCGTTAGCCTGCACCTTTGGCGCGTGCCTTACGCGGGGCACGGGCACGCCGTCTGGCAGCACGACGCTTGGCGATTTCATCAGCTGGTGACACCTGTTCGCTAGTTGGCATGGCATCTATCTGGCTTAATACGTCAGTTAGCCGCAGCGTTAATGCCGCAATATCCCTGTCTTCGCTGCAGTTGTCTACAGCAAACGCCAGTTTGTCCCGAATAGCGTGCAGCGTGGCCAGCCGGTTATTTGTTATAGCTGCGGTATAGATTGGATTATCGGGCCCATTGCCACCCATTCTTCATCCATTCTTTTTCTGGCCCAATTGTGTGCAAATTGGGATTGAGCGTCACGCTTGTTCTTATAACCCTCAAAAAAACAGGTGACCGTCCGTTTGCTGACGCCCATTGCCATCGCGTGGACCAGCTCGTTCACCATTGTTGGTTCTTGCTATCGCTGTTCGACACTATAGTCTCTTGTGTCGTGATCAGCGCCACATTTTGCAATTGTTTGGTTGTTGCGCGCCATTGTTTGTGGGTGTGGTATGCGGTGCCAGCGCATTACCGCGCCGCTGATATTGCCATTGTCTGGTGGTGACGCGCCATTGTTGTTGGACAATTGGGTATTAAAGAATTCTAATGCAGGTGGTAATTGGGTGGGTGTAGCAATGGGCTTTAATGCTTGGCTGGTGGTAGGTCTGCGCCTACCCGGGATGGTACGCAGGCTGCGCGCGTGCGGGTGTTTGTCTTTACGCCTGCTGTTGCAGTTATGGCAAGCACCGCGCAGGTTGCTTCGCTCATACGCCAGGTGTGGTCTGATGGCTGCGGGGATGATGTGGTCAGCGGTGTCACTGGCGCCCGTGCAGCCCGGTAGACGTAGCCAGCATGTAGGTTCCTCGCGTCTGACGCGGGCTGATAGGTCACGCCAGCGCTTTGTCTGGCGGAACCAGCGCAGCCATGCGTGGCTGCCTAGTGGTGGTGGTATGCGGGTGCGGTAGCCGGTGGTCATGTTGTCAGCTGCTCGGGTTGGGTATGTAGGTGGGTTGGTCTGGTTGGTCTGATGGTGGCGGGTACGTTGGCGGTACGTCAGTACGCTGCTGCTGTTGCTGCTGTTGGTAGCTGTTGGCGCCTGCGTAGATGATGCTGACTGCTATGCCTAGCGCGGTGGTGGCTAGTGCTGCTGCTGCTGCTGCCACCACTATCCACGTGTCGCGTGCTGCGGTCATGGTTGTTCCTGGGGGTGGTGGATGGTGATGAATGTGTGATCTTCGGTGGGGCGTATGCGTAGCGCGTTGCTGTCGCTGGTGGTGACGTAGGCTGCGTCGCAGTACAGTGCAAATCCGTTGCCTGTGTCTATGATGACGGTGCGGATTGTGGTGTGAGGCATGGTGTTTCACTTGGGTGGTGGACCAGCATGCGCCAGCCTGCGGGGTTGGTGTCAACAGTGATTGTGATGCTGCGCTGATTGCCTATGGCGTCTACCAGGGCTAGCGCCACCGCCTTTAAGTATGGTTCGGGGCGTGCGCCTGATTGGGCTAGGTCTGCCAGGAATTGTGGTGGTCTGCGTTGCCACCCGTCTACGTCCTCGTCTAGGCGTACGGTGCCGTTGATCGTGACGTGGGCGTGGCTCATGCGGTGTCAGTTCCGTTGCGTAGCTGTGCTAGTTCGGTGTTGGTGATGATGGTGCAGTCTAGGTTGGTTTCAAGGTGGTACAGCAGCGCTTCGACTATGCGGCGTGTCATGGCGCGCATGTTGTCTGCTAGTGGCGGGGGGCGGCCGTGGGTGCGAAACATGGGTAGCACGAAAGTTGTTGGCTGGGTTTGTGTTTCGGGGTCACCGGGGTGTGCTAATGCGCCTGCTTCCAGGTATTCGGCTAGCGCGGTGACTATCTGCGCGTTCATGGCATGTGTGGTGTGTAGGTGGTTAGTTGTTGGCGTATGGCGGTCTCTGACAGCACTGCGTGGGTGTCGCATACCGCGTAGCCCCTGGCTGGTGTGATGGTGGTGGCGTCACGGGTGACGCCTGCTAGGTGGCAGATGACGCAGACGTGGGTATGCGGGTGGGCAGGTACGGTCATTCCTCTAGCGCCCTGATGTCTACTGCGCCCGCCATGATTGTCATGGTGACGTGGTTTGTGTGTGGTGTGTCACCCGCTTTGACGGTGACGGGGCCTGCTAGGTGTAGGCGCAGCGCGTCGATGGTGATGGCGTCACGGGTGATGGTGACGCGCGGTAGTTTGTTGGTCACCGCAGCTTACCTAGCTTGTCCAGGTAGCGCAGGATGGTGTAGCTGATGACACCAACACCAGCCAGCGTCAACATGATTGCAGCGGTCATACCTTGTCCTTTTGGTGGCGGTGGCAGCGCGGCCGGCCGTGGTGGTCACGGCGGCGGGTGTAGCGGTGCAGCGGCCCGCTGGGGTGGCGTGCTGATTGGTCTACGCAGGCCTGGCACAGCATGCGTGGGGGCAGCACGCCACGCCCCGTGACTAGTGCGGCGGCAACGCTGGCTGCTAGCACGGTGGCTGCAAGCAGGGACACAATCAGCGGCATGCGTTGATTATGGCGCGCGGTGCTGCTTGTCGTAGGGGTCGCGTGGTTGCGTGTCGTGGTCTAGTTGCCATGCAGCAATCAGATACGCGGTTAACAACATGCCAGCCACCAGGCAGATAGCTATGTTAGGCAGGTCCATTGCAGGCTCGGATTGTGCGAACGCGGGTAACGCCTGAGCACGATGATAGTTGCTGACCTGGTTAAATGACAATCCTGTGATTACCGGTCTAGCAAACGTCCAGTACCCCCGGGATTGGTTGGTAGCCAAGCAGTCTGCCTAGGAACAGCGGGGCGAACTTGTCATGGCACTGCTGACACCACGCCCCCTTATCCACGCTGACCGCCAGCGCTGGCGTGCTAACCGTCTCACCTAGGTCGTTAAGTTTACGGGTGTGGGTGTGACCGCAGTGGGGGCATGGGTCAGGCAGGTAGACAGGCTGTGCTGCAAACAGGTCATCTATCTTGTCAGCATATGCGCCCAGTTGTGTTGTGGCGTCACGTATTTGCTGCACGTTGTCAGCTGCTAGCCAGTTGTGGGCAAGTATGGCGTTTAGTCTGCGTATGGTCACATGCTGTTGCTGATTGGTTTGCGGGGCAGGCCAGCGTTGGTGTAGATCACACGCTAATCCGTCTATCTCAATCACATACTTTAACGCGTCTATCCACGCGGGTATGGTGTGCGCCTTGGGGTTATTGCCATTGCCTCCGCGGTGCGTGTACAGGGCTTGTCGCAGCGTGGTGTAGCGGCATGGCAGCGGTTTGGTGTGTGGTTGCGGCGGTGGCTGGGGGTAGGTGAGCGCGGTGATGGCGTGCGCCAGCTTGACCGTGGCGTCACGCAGGCCAGTGTCTTTGACACTGGCTGGCTGGTGTTGTTTGGCGCGTCTGCGCCTGCGCCTGCTAGCTGTGCTCACGTTGGCATGCCCCATGGTCTGACCTTGTGCATGGTGCGCCATCCGTTGGGCCGCGGCCGGCCCTGGCTGGCGTCCACGATGGCTTGGCACTGCTTTGAGCACGGCGGGTGGCTGTACGTGAATCCGATTTGCACGCCCCACGCGTATTGCGCAGCGCATTTATTGCACAAGCCAAGGCGCCTGACTTGACTGCAAACCTTGTCCCAGTAGCGCGCTTCGGTCAGTGTTTCAGGCTGCATGCGTTTGGGTAGGCGGCGTTTGGCGGTGTGCGGTGTACCTGTCATCTCTACGGTGCCTCCTCTTGGGCATTGCCAGCCACCCGCAATGGGCCTCTGTGCGTCAGTGTGGCGTCGTCTGGTGTCATGCCGTCTTGCCCCTGCTTGCTCGCCGCCCCTTGTGAAACACCTTGCGCCGCACATAATCCGGCACACCCCCGTACGTGCCAACCAGGATCTCGTTGTCCACCGCAAACTGCAAGCATTCACGCTGCACAGGGCAGCTGGCGCAAATCCGCACCGCCTCCTGGTCAAGGTATTTGGGTCTGGTGCCTGGGTGGCCTAGCTGCGGAAAGAACACCCGGTCAACCCGCGCAGGTGGCATGTCCACGCATGCCCCGCGCGCCCACCACGCCTGCGCCCGGTCATCCCGGTTCATCGCTGACCGCCAGCATGTCCCTGCGGTGACCGTGCCTGGCGCCGTCTAGCAGCGCGCACAGGTCATCAACGGTCATGTGTACCCACCACTGACCGGGGTTAACTACGCCCTTGCGCTTAGACACCACCACGCCTACCAGCGCATCGTCATTGCCTGCCTCCAGGTGCGCCTCGGCTGTCCAGGCTGGCAGTGCTAGGCCGCTGACGCGTTTGCAGCGTGGGCAGGCCTGGTGGCTGACCGCTTTGACCTCGACCACCACTCGCCGGCCGTGTGCGCGTAGGCCGCTGATGTCACCACGGTCCTTGGCGCCAAAGCGTGCTCTGCGTTCGATCCGGTCGTCGCCCAGTGTGACTGCCAGGTAGTCCGCGGTGTGGACTTCGGCTGCGGTGCCTGCTTTGCGTGCGCTGCGGTGGTTGCGTGTCACTTGGCCCATGGGTCTGTCTCCTCATGTGGTGGTGGTGGTTTGGGTTTGAGGGCGTCTCGGCAGGCTTGCATGCCTCGTGCGGTGGTGGCGGCGCGGTCTACGTGGTCGCAGACAATCGATCCGTTGCGGTAACCCTGTTCGTCGCATTGGTTGCAGGCGTTGATGGCAGCAGCGCCGCCGTCAGTAGCGGCGCTGCGGGCCCCGTTACCAGCGTTAGATGAAGGCAACAGGTAACCACTACGTGTTACCTGTTTCTGTTTCGTCTGTGACTCCTCGTGTGACGGACGCCGTGACATCGGTGTGACGGACGCCGTGACATCGGTGTGACGGACGCCGTCCGTCACGCGAGTGTCACAGCGGTCGTCACGCGTGACGAGCGGCGTGACGACTTCGCGTTGCCGCTGCTTGGCCTTGCGCCGGCGCGCAGACGCACGACGGTGCTCGACTTCTTCTTTGGTGAATTGGTGTGCGCCCCAGTCATGAAACTGATAGCCGTCATGTCGCTGCATCCACAATTCGCTATCGACGAGGTCGTTACACATATTCCGCGACCCGAGTTGCAGTGCGACCCTGAAGGGAACAAACCCGTCTGTCAGGTTGGTGACTGACCACGCGCCAGCCCTGACCCACAGGCCTACAGCCGCGTTGCCAGCTGACATAACCTTGGGGTGCATGGCGAAGTTTTCTGCTACAGCGAAGTAAGGCATTGGTTCACGCTTCCTGATCCCAACGCGGGGTGACATGGTAGCCTTCCGGTTGGTACGTCATGGTGCCGCCTTTCTGTTGTGGTTGTGACAGTAGCGCTGGGAACACCAGCGCTACTGCCCTTCTGGTGGGTGATCCGGGCTGTTAGCGGTTGCGCCACATGCGGTCACGTATCTCCTCCACGTCTGCCAGCGTGTATCCGCGGCGGCCCACGGTGTTTTGCATGCGCCTGCATTCATCGCAGTAGGTGGTGTATGTGGGGTCTGCGTCCGGTAGGTAGCGTTGGCATTGTGCGCAGCGCACCGCTTGCCCGTAGGCAGCCACGTGGGCCACGTGGGCGCGCATCAGGTCCCGCCAGCCGCTGAGGTCTGGTGGTGTAGGCCATTTGGGTTCGATGGTTGGTGCAGCCGGCCGTGGTGGTGGTGGTTCGCCTTGGTAGTTGGCTAGGTCCTTTGCTAGGTCGATCATTAGTTGCCCCAGCGTGTTGGTGGTCCTATGACTACGTAGGCGTCGTGGTGGTGTTTAGACAGTGGTGTGTAAGTGACGGTGCGTACTACCCATTCTGGTTCGTCTGGTAGTTGCATGGTTTCGCCTTGGCGTGGGCAGGCTGGTAGGTCAAGGACGGTGTTGATGTGGTGGGCGTTGCCTACGCCCGTGAGGTGTATTTTCATGTGTTGTCCTGTTGGCGTTTGTCGAGTTCCAGTATGTCCATGACGTCGTTTGCTTGCTGGTTTGTGATGTCGTTGTCAATGTCGAGTATGGTGCGGTTGGTGGCTGCGCTGAGAAACCCTAGTTGGGTGTCTAGGTCGATAAAGCCTGCTGCGGTCAGCATGGTGCGTAGGGCGTCCAGTTGTTCGGCGGTGGCTGGCATGTCATCTGCTGCGCGGTCTAGGTCTAGGCCTAGGGCTGTTTGGTTGGGGCCTGGTGCGCGCGGGTCGGTGTCTGGTGGTGGTGGTGCCGCCGCCGCCGCAGCCTCTAGCGCCACCCGTCTGGCGTTGCCTTTAGGCCCTGGTGGTTTGGCGAAGCCTGCCACTGCTGGTGAGGCCACGGCCGGCCGTGTGGGAGTGGGTATGGTGGCCGGCTGTGGCTGACTGGTGGCGGTTTGCACCGCTGTGCGTGGTGGTATGCCCGTGATGCTGATTGGTGTTGCCCCGCGTCTGGTTGGTTCCACTGGCACGTTGGCTGCTGCCACCTGTTGGGCAATAGATGGTGTTGGCAGCTGTGGTGGTGGTGTCAGTGGTGGTTGCGTAAACCCGGCTTCCTGTACTGCGTTGAGGCGCTGTAGTTGGTCTGCCACGGTGCGCTGCTGCGCTAATGGCGTAGGCGTGGCGTCTGGTTCGGTGTCCCTGCGTTTGCGTGTGCCGCTTGGGCGCTGCCGTGCCCTTGGTGGCTCGTCTGGCGGTGGTGGCTGGTCATCTATCACAGGCTGATCTTGCGGTGCTTGGTGGTCAAGCTGTGCCAGCGCGTCTAAGGCTGGCGCGTTGCCGGTGGCCTGGAACAGTTCCCCTACGGTGATGGCTAGGTCTAGCACTGGTACTGCAAATCGTCTGGTGCCCTGGTCAACGCGTGTCACCACGCGTTGTTCCAGGCGCAGTGTGGCGGGGATGATCCGGCCGTGTGTGGCTGCGCGCTCGAGGATGTCTACTGCGCCGCCTAGTTCGACTGCCGCGTAATACCCTGATGTGTCCAGTCGCCAGACGCCTAGGCCTGGTATGTCGCGCAATAGCACGTTTAGCCGGGTGGTGATTTCGCATTGACGCCCCGCTTCAGGGTCGCATAGGCAAGGCCCGTCGCTGATTGATTCCTGCTGCCCGTCGCATCTGCGTTGGCAGCCGCCGCGTGACCACAGTTCGTAATACTGGCTAAAGGCCATGTCTGCGGGTGGCACCAGCACTGGTAGCTGGTCTGTGGTGGTGATGACTTCCCACTGTGATCCGGCTGGCGCTTTCCAGGGGTGTACTTCGCCGCCGTATAGGCGTGCCGCGTGGCGGATGCGTTGCAGGTCTGGTGATGTTAGGCGGAAGGTGTCTAGTTTGGCGGGGCGCATGCTGCCGCCCTTGGTGGGTATTTGTTGGCCTATGCGGATGCGTCCGACTTCGGCGATGCGGCGTTGTAGGTCAATGATTGCCATGCTTGGTGTCCTTAGGTGTGAAAAGCGCTGCTACGTAGGCGCTTATGGTGGTTGGGGATAGGGTTGGCATCGCGTGCTGTGGTGGTGGTGTGTTGACCAGCATGAAGCAGCGGGCGCAGACGTTGTCGCGAAAGTCTTGGCATAGGCACGGTGGGTCGCTGTGGTGGCCTGGTGTACGCCCACAGGTGATGCAGGCGGTGATCAGGCGGCGGTGCTGACAGCTGGTCATTCCCATGCCTCATTGTTGACGGCGGCTGGCAGCGCGCAGGCCCACGCTACCCACGCCTGTTCGATTTGCTGCTTGCGCCAGAAGTATTCTGGGTCATCTAAGACAGGCCACCAGTAGGCCAGCATGACTAGGTGGGCTGCCAGTGCTGCTAGTAGCAGTGTGACTGCTGCGGTCATCATTACTCGTCTCCGTTCTGGTGTGCGCTGATGCGGTAGGCCATCTGTTTGCCCCACTTGGCGGTAGGCAGATATTTGTATTCGCACAGCACGTCTGGGTGGTTGACCGCAAAGACTGTGCAATCTCGTTGTGTGCCAAACGTCCACGGTTGTTCTAGGTCTAGGTCTAGGTGCGCCATGTTGGCTTGGTTCATGGCGTGGTGGTGCGCGCATGACAGATGCATGCGTGACCAGCAGTCGCTAGGCCCCTCCCATTCGATGATTGCTATTTTGTCGCCCACGTGTATCTGCTTGCCGCAGGGGCATTTACCGGGTGTTGTGGCCTCCGTTTCGCGTTGTATCCAGAATGGTTGTGTGCCGTCGTAGAAGGTCATGGAGTTGCCTTTTCGGTGGTTGTTGTGGTGGTTATGGGGTGGCCTCGCCCCGGTAGGTGGCCCAGCTGGTGTCAGTTTCGCGCAGCCTGATCTCGACCAGCCCCGGTAGGCTGATCTTGTCCCACAGCCATATCAGCATGTTCTCGCATGTTGGGTTGGTGACGTAATCGTTTAGTAGGTGGTGGTCAAGGGTTTTGATCAGTGGTGCTAGCGCGTCCTTAAGGTCACCAAAGTCTGCTACCCACCCCTTGTCCTCGAGTAGTGGGCCTTGGCAGATGACGGTTAGGCGGTAAGTATGCCCATGAAGATTTGCGCAGCGGTGGCCTGGCGGGACGTTAGGCAGCCAGTGTGCAGCCTCAAACTTTGCGTCGCGTGCGATCTCGATGATAGGTGTCATCTGCTTAGTACCCTCCAGACGGTGCGGATAGTGATGTCATAAGCGGCCGGCCCACCGCAATCAGTGCAGGCATGTTGTTTGGCTGGTCCGTATGTGCGCTTTAGCTTGCGGTGTACTGCGCTGTATGAGCCGCCTGACCAGTTAGGGTTAGCGTCCCAGGCGTTGCGCGTGGTGCCCATCACGGTAAGCCTATGATCTTGTGTGTTTGCAGGCTTAGCCGCCATTGCGGGTGCTCGAGGATGTAGTTGATGGCGAAGTGTGTGTTGGCCTCCCTGTTAGGTCCGTCCATTGGCTGCAGGTAGTAGTGATGAAAGCTGGTGTTGCGCAGCAGGTTTGCCGGGTTGATGCCCTGCTGTGGGTAGACAAGTTTGAGTTCGTCGCCCTTGGTGATTGCTAGTTCGGTGCCTGCTTTTGGTGACATGCATAGCCAGTCGATGCCCGGTGGCCGTGGTCTGGTGCCGTTGGTTTCCACCGCTATGTAATACCCGCGCTCGTGCATGGCGGTGGTCAGCTGCTGGTCTAGCTGTAGTAGTGGTTCGCCCCCGGTAAACACCACCATCGACTGCCGCCGTTTACCGTGCCGTGTGCCTGGTGGCGGCAGCATGTCTGGTGCGCTGCTTGACCATTGGTGGCTGATGGCGGTTGCCAGGCTGTCTAGTGTGTATGCGGTGGCGTCAACAAAGTCGGTGTCGCAGAACTGGCACACCGCGCGGTGACGGTCCTTCTCAAGGCCTGTCCATAGGTTGCAGCGCGAGAACCTGCAAAACACCGCTGCCCGCCCCGTCCAATACCCTTCGCCCTGCAATGTCATAAAGATTTCATGCACTTGGTAGGTCATGCCATTGCCTCCTGGCGTGCTTGGCAGGCCCCGCAGCGCCCGCAGTGGTGTTCGCCGCCCCGGTAGCAGCTCCATGTCAAGTGCAGCGGCGCGTCAAGGTCACGCCCTAGGTTGACGATGGCGCGTTTGGTCATATGCACCAGCGGGGCGTAGACAAAGACACCACCAGCTGTGCCCATGTAGGTGGCAGCGGTGATGGCGTCGAAGAACTGTATGCGGCAGTCCGGGTAGCCTGCTGCGTCCTCAGCGTTGGCCCCGCTAAATACCGCGTGGCTTCCGTTGCATTCAGCAAACGCGGTGGCTGCTGCTATCAGCAGCAGGTTGCGGGCTGGCACGTAGGTGCTGTCTATTGCGGTGGCGTGTGTTTCGGGTATGTCTTCCCCGTCAAGCAGGCTGCTACAGCTTGGTGTCCATACGTCAGGCAGGTTGTAGTGATGCCAAGGCGTGTGGTAGTGGGCTGCTACTTGTTCGGCTGCCTTGATTTCGCGGTGGTGGTGTTGACCGTAGTCAAACGTTAAGGCGGTGCAGTCGTGTCCTTTGGCTAGCAGGTCTGCTAGTAGCACGGTGCTATCTATGCCTCCTGATAGTAGGACGGTTGCTTTGATCATTGGTAGGGCTCCCAGGTGCGCGGGTCTAGTGGTGTGAACTCTTGTTGGTTGGTTAGGTCAAACAAGGCGGGGCGTTGGTGTAAGTCGTCAAGCCAGCCCAGTAGTTCTGGTAGGCGTTTGTCTGGTCCGTGTTTAAGGAAGGTGCCGTCTGCGCTGTGGCATCCGATTGCTTCCGCGTAGCGCCACCGCTTCAGGCTGTTGACCCGTCCACAGTGGACCCACTTACCTCTGGCGCGTGCTTGCGTGGTGATGGCGCGTGCTTCAAGGCCCAGTTTAAAGGTGTTGGTGCCGCCGAGAAATAAGGTGGTAAAGCTGTCCCAGGGTAATGGTGTGTCGGTGACCCCGTCCTGTGCTACGTAGGCTGGCGGGTAGCCTAGGGCGCGTATGCGTGGCAGCCATTCCGTTGACTGGCGCAGCGTTGCGTGTGCGTCACCTACTACGTCCGGTGCGGTGGCAAACGCGCACCGGGTGGTGTCTTTGCTGTTGCGTTGCAGCCAGTTCCACCATTGTTCGGCGTCCCAGTTGTCCGTGTAGCAGCCGTTGTCTGCGCACCAGATGACCCCTGGCGGGCGGATGTTGGCTTGGCGTGGTGTGTCGATATATCCAAGGGTGTGGTTAAGCATGTGAGGCATACCGGCGCAGGTCGGGGTGGCAAAGTACAGCATCACCGGCCTGCCCCTGGTCTGGCTAGGTGCGGTGGCGTGTGCTGGTAGCTGCGCTCATCAGTGTGTGTCCACACCGCGCCCACTGGTGCTATCTCATACCCGCAGCCCCTGCAGATGTATGGCGGTGCGTTAAACAGGGTCAGGGTGGCTGCTGCTGCGTCAACGGGGTGGTTGGTGATGGCGTGGCTGTGGTAGTGCAGCCAGCCGCTGACCTGGGCGTGTGCTGGCGCGTAGATGATGACCGCCTTGCCCCGTTCCCACGCGTAGAGGACTTCCATGCTGGTGCCTACTGATGGCTTGGGCACATAGGCAATCAAGATATCGCTTTGGTCTATGTCTGCCTTGTCTTGTTCGATCAGGTCCCGTGTTGCTGCGGTGCCGTGCCTGGTGGGGTCTAACACGGTGTTGCCTGCGCGTGCCAGGCGTTCGCACATATCGTTGCGCCAGCCGTGTATTTCGGTGTAGCTGCACATGTGTATGGGGCCTGCTAGGTAGATGGTGGTCATGTGTACCTGCTGTCTGGTGTTGCGGTGGTGTGGGGGCTGACTGTGCTGCAGGCGCGGCGGTTAAGGCTGCGGTGATACCAGTTCCCGTCGTCGCGCCGCTCTATCATCAGCGAGCAGTGTTTGCATGGGGGCCAGGGGCCATCAGTCAGGTATGTCAGTGCATTGTTGATGGTCATGCCGCATCGAACCCTTGCTGGCGTTGGTCACATGCACCGCAGACACCGCACGGTTCACTGTTGCCGGTGTAGCACGTCCAGGTCAGGTGCAGCGGTACGTTAAGCTGCTGCCCCAGGCTGATTACGTCTGCTTTGGTCCACTCCTGGAACGGTGCGTGCAGGCGCAAACCTATTGTGTCCCTGCTGACATGGTCCAAGGCTTCATCAACTGCCTCGATAAACCCTTGGCGGCAGTCCGCATACCCCGCCCGCCCGCCTATGATGGCCCCGAACGCTATCTGGTGCGCCTGCACCGTCATGCCGTAGGCAGCTGCGAGGGCGATAAAGACAAGGTTGCGCCCCGGTACATTGGTGGCGTCTGGTGCCTGCGCGTGGCCTATCGGCATAGGTATATCGGCGTATTCCATCAGCGCGTTGTCAGCAAAATAGACAGCTTCGCTGATGTTGGTGTGTAGCAGTGTGATTGCGTAGTGTTCGGCGATCCTGTACGCAGCTTTGCGTTCTTGGTTGGCTGCTGCCTGACCGTAGTCAAAGCTGATGCCCAAGCACTCGTCCCCCTCCGCTAGCAGTTTGGCTAGCAACACGGTGCTGTCTATACCCCCTGACAGCAGTATCACGGTTCGCACGGTGCCTCCTGGTTGTTGTTGTGTAGGTTGAACATTGGTGGTTCGTGTTGCATGCGTTTGACCCAACCGTCGAGCTTGCGGCTGTTGTTCTCAGGTGCAAACGCGCTTAAGGTGCCGTCTGCTGATTGTGCGCCCATGGCTTCGACGTTGCGCATGCGTGACAGGCTGTTGACCCGCCCGTAGTGGACCCACTTGCCGCGCGCGCGGGCTTCGTTGACTGCTGCTGCTGCCACGGTGCCGAACTTAAAGTTGGCGCTGCCATGACCGCCCCTGTCACCGCCGCCGATAAACAGTACATCGAAGCTGTCCCAAGGTACTTCGATGTTGTCAAAGCCGTATTGGAAGACAAACGCCACCGGGTAGCCAAGGTCACGGATGCGTGGTAACCACGGCCGGCTCCGGTCTAGTGTGGCTTGGGCGTCGCCTACCACGTCTGGTGCTGATGCAAAGATGCACAGTTCGACTCCGCGCGTTGACATCTTGACTAGGTGTTTCCACCACACGTCTTCGTCCCAGCGTTCTGGTGCAAAGCATCCGTTGTCTACGCACCAGATGCTGCCGTGTGGTTTGTGCCCGCCGGTAAACGCGGTGACTATGCAGCCAACACCGTGGCGGTGCTGCATGGCTTCCCGGTTCTCTTTGACTGGCTTGGTGAAGTAGAGGATCATGCTGGCTCTTCGCGGTCTGGGCTGTGCGGCCCGGTCAGGTCAAACAATGCTTCCTGGCTTCGCATGTGGTGATACCACCCGATGACTTGCGGGAAGGTCTGCGAAGGCCTGAACCCCAGTTGCGTACCGTCAGCGGTGTGACAGCCGATGGCTTCCGCGTACCGCATGCGGCGCAGGCTGTTGACCCGCCCCATGTGGATCAGCTTGTGACGGGCGCGGCCTGCGTGTACCAGCGCGCGGCCTGGTGCCCCCAGCTTAAATGCGTCGCTGCCGCCAAGGAACAAGGCGTCAAAGTGGTTCCACGGCAACGTGTCTACGGTAGCCCCGTCCTGCGCCACGTAGGCAGCCGGGTAACCAAGGTCACGGATATAGGCCAGCCACGGTAGCGAACGTGCCAGTGTGGCAGCTGCGTCATGTACCACGTCTGGGGCTACCGCAAACGCGCATCTAGCCGGGTCTAGGTCTCTAAGGCAGGCAACCCATTTGGCTTCATCCCATTGCTGCTGCGGTCTGCTGGTCGGGCGTCCACCGTGGCGTTGGTCTTGCGGGCGTGGGCGGTGGGCGGTCTTGTCTGACGCTGCATAACACCCGTTGTCAAGGCACCACGTCACACCGTCAGGCGGTTTGGCGTTCTTTGGGGTGGCTATAAATCCCAGGTAGCCTGCGCGCATGGCAACGTTGGCTATCCGGCTGCGCGTGCTGGTGAAGTA